ATTACTGGAGCGTTGCTTGAAACGTAGATGTCTACGCCGTAGAGGTTACCGATGAGGCCAGACTCTACACCACGTCCGCCTACGAAGTCAGAAGACACGTAACGCTCAATGCCCATCAAAGACTTGCGTACTGCAGGTGGAACTACGAGGCAACGGCCTTCCATAGGTACGTCAGCGTCGTCCATCAGCTTGATAGCTTCACGGAAACCGAGGTCAGTGAAGTTGTCGCCTGAAGTTACAGTGTCAGCAGCGTAAGCAGCAAGGCCAGCAGCGGCATTGAAGTAATAGCTGTTGCTGTTAACCCAGTTAGCACCAGTGTTAGCTGGAGTCTGAGTACGAGTACCGTCACCAAAGCCAGTAGCAGCGTTGATAAGATCAGTGTCTACCTTAAGAGCAAGCTGGTAGCCAGCATCTTCAGTGTAGAACTGACGGAGGCTGTTGAGAGCCTGTACTTCAACAATGTCTTCGATCAGACGTGAGTACTCGAAGTGACGGTCAACAGTGACAGTCAACTCTGACTCAAGGTTCGCTTGGATTGTTACTGCAGTTGATTCCGCCTTAGCAGAAGCTGAACCACGAGTAGGCTTAGGGATGTGGATTACATCGCCTTTCTTGCCAGACATTTGAATGCGCTTGACAAGTGGAGCCATCTTGAGGTTCTTTTGGTATGCAGCAATGATCTCGTCACTCCAGATTTCTGGAATGAAAGTACCTGCTGCTGTCTTGTCTACCACAGCATTTGCTGTGAAGTAAGTTCCGGAAGTTTCGCCAGCCATGATTAATCTCCTTTAGATTATTTGACCCGACCCTCCGCGTATGCTGTCAGTATTTCGTCTGACAATGCTTGATAACGCTCAGGGTCTGTTTTCATTAGTTTAATAATGTCGGACCTGCGATATGTTTTCTTACGGGAACCCTCACCAGTGCCTCGTGCATTGCCTGTATTAGCTGCCTTGAGTGTCTGCTTACGTGCCTGCTTTTCAACTTGGGCAGTCTGCTGGGCTACTGTCTTTCGCTCTTTCCAGAGTGAGAAGAGTTCGTCCGCAGAGTCAGCGTCGTACTGTTGGTCAGCTGCTACAAACAACTGAGTCCTAATCTTAGATGCCTTGATCCATTCTGCAAACTTAGGATCACTAAGAATTGTCTGCATGTCTGGATGTTTAGCTTGAAGCGTAGCAAGGGATGCTTGCTGTTTGTACTGCATTGAGTACTCTTGCGCTTCTTTAATTTTAGGATGATTCTCAATAGCACGATTTACTGCGCCTTGAGGATTAGTAAAGAAATCAATATCATCTTCAGGCTCAACGTGTTGCTGTTGAGGTGCTGTAGGTTGTGTTTGAGTACTGATGTAGTCATCCACAACTTTACGAAGTTCGCCTACTTCAGAAGACTGACGACCTAGTAGCTTTTCAGCTTCTTGGTGCATCTGTACAACTTCTTCTAAAGACTTACCTTGGTACTTCTCTGGTAAGCTAGGTTCTTCTGGCTGAGGTTGCTCAACTTCGGCTACTGCTTCTTGTTGAATCTCTTCTACTTCGTTTTGTTCGATTTGATCCGCGTTTTCCTCTTCAGGACGGGGATCTAGAATCGTTGCTCTAGACATAATTAAGCTCCGTGATCGTTATCATTATGGAGATGTTATTGTTTATTACCTGCTTTTTCGTGCTCTTTGACCCACTTCATATGAGCGCCGGGGAATGAACCATCAGCGCCATTTAAGTGAAAGGACGGGGCAGATACCATACGTGTAGCATTCGCGCCGCAACCGCACCTACTGGTTGTGACGTTACTCTCTACCATTTCTTCAAAGACGTGTCCGTTAGTACAACGGAAGTCATATATCTTATACATCTACTGGTTCTTGTTCTTCTGCTTCGGCTTGATCACGAGCAGCTTCGATCGTCGCCTGTAGATTAATAACAGTTGCAAAAGCAGCTACTTGACCTTTACGGAAATACAAATCTTCCTGATCTTTAACTGTTTGAATGTCTGCTAACTGCGTTGCGTTGTTGGAAAGCTCTTGTACGAGTTGTTTGAAACCTTCGTGGTTGAAGAGTTCGTTGTAGTTGTTGAAGTAAGTTTCAAGCTCGGGAGTCATGATTTCCTCTGTTATTATATTATATAGTTATATTATACCATACTTTTATGCATTTGTCAAGACTTTTTAGAAGTTTTTCTTCTACGTCCTGATGCAGTAACGGCGTGTTTAATTTTAGCTGGTCCTGTTTTACGACGTGCAGATGAAGCTTTTTCACCTTTAGTCATTTTAGCGGCAACGTCTTTAGGCCGACAAGAAGGATAAGGACGCTTGCTATCGCCTTTTGCAGATTTACGGCCACAGGGCTTACCTGTCTTAACGTCTACCCACTCTTCTTTAAACCACTTTTTAAGGGCAGCACCCTTTTTACTTTTTCTTACGGCCACTTTTATTACCCCAGTTTTTAGCTCCTACCTTTCGGCATTTGGCTACTGCACCAGAAGCGTACGCAGAAGGCCAGACTTTGTACCTAGACTTGACCTTACGCGCACAAGCGTCGTTAGCTTTTTTACTTTTTGCTTTTGGCATTTTTCTTTCTCATAGGTACGCCAGCCTTTTTAGCAGCAGCTTTCATCTTAGCGTCCATTTTTTTGTTACGCATTTGCTCTGCCATCTTTTTTTGCATAGCAGGGCTAGGTGTCATGTTGTTAGCTTTTTTGTTTGCTGCTTTAATACGAGCTTCCACTTCTTCTTGAGTGATTCGCTTTACGGGCTTTTTTGCTTTTTGCATCGGTTTAAGTTTAGATTTAAGAGTACCTGTTTTCTTTTTAGGTGGACGACCTACCTTACTACCGTATGTTCCTTTTCCTTGTGGCATAGTAATCTCCTTACCATTTTGATTTGTTTGCCCAGTAAGCCGCAGACATTTTGCCTTTAGCTATGTTCTTTGCATGACGAGCTTTAAAAGATTTACGTCTTGCTTTTTCTTTAGCAGTTGTAGGGTTTTTACCCGCACCGCTAACTCCTTGCTGTCCATACCTAATAGTCTTAACTTTGTCACCTTCTTTAGCAACAACTACATGAGACTTGGTTGGATGATTAGGCGTCCGCTTTGGTTTGTTGAACCCGCTTACCCCTGCTCGTGCTAGTCTTGGATCCTTCTTTGCTGGCATTACTGAGTTCCTCCACCTTGGCTTCCAGTTGGTCTAATCGGCTGAACTGGTCGCTGAACTTGTTGTTGATCTGGTCTAGCAGGAGTTGCATCTCTTTTTGCGTTATTAGCATTAGTTTTACCTTCTATTTGCTTTTCTTTGAGGAGAGTATCGGCAACTTTCATACGTCGCTCAAACTCTTTATCTTCAGCGTCACCTTCACGAAGGTTTCGGGTGATAGCGTTAATCTTGTCAATCTCTAGTTCTTGAGGAACTACCTGAGCCTCTGCTGCCAACTTAGCAGCCCTTGCTTGTGACTCTTGCGCCTGAGCTGATAAAGCCGCAGTTTGTGATTGCTGGAACTGTAGCTGTGCCTGTTGTGCTGCCTGAGCCATCTGTTGTTGTTGTGGATTAGGTTGTGAAGCTTGAGCCAATGCTGCAAGAAGTTCTTCACGGTTAGACAAGTTCATGTTATCTACAACAGATTGAATAAGCGTGTTATATAACGGAGAGTCTTTACCCATGGTCTGCAACAACTGTACCAACTGAGTAACTTCGTATTCACGAGCAATAATGCCTAGTGTGCTGCTTGCGTTGAACTTGTAGTCTGCAACTGGATAGTTCTCAGGATCAAACTGCATATATCGATACGCTGCTTTCTTAACAAAAGGAATTAAGAATGACTGTTGGAAGTTAATTAGTGTCCGCTTGTGACGTTTAATAATAGCGCCAAGAGACATACTGATACCAGCGGCAGTACTCTCGCCATTAACCTGACCTGCAATTCCTGCTGAGTCAACGGCTCCTGTTGCTTGCTGTACCATCTGCTGCAATGCTCCGGCTTGAGCAAAAGTGATTTGATTAACTTGACCGAAGTTAAAAGGTTGAAGAACTTCACGAGGGTCTCCACTAGTTAAGATCATCTTTCCGGGGCGTACCTCTGGTTTTGCACCTCGTGGCAACCTAGTTGCGTCAATAGCCATCATTGGGTGGATTGTAAGACTTAATGCATCAATACGAGCACGTAGCTCTGTGTCCAAAGCTTTCTGAGAGTTGTAACCTTTCTCGCAAACCCCACGACCCCAGAAGCGTCCGGGTACTACATCCCAAGGAAACGCAACAACAGGACGATCCATCATCATATAAGGATTAGCTTCAGCCTTAAGAAGGATGCCGCCGTTAGCAATGACTACAACGGCTTCTACGTAACGAGAATCTGACTCATCATCTACTAGCATTTCTTCGTCATCGTCGCTTGTAGCGGCATCTAGAAGCTCTCGTGGCACTAAACCGTAGTACTTAGTAAGACGTACTTTGTCGTCGTTGTAAATAGTTAAGTCTTGGTCAGGCTCTAGATCTGTGTCTGGTGCAGCAGGACCAACAAATACATCACGATATACACCTTGTTCTTGCA